GAACAATGCAACACAAGTTCACACCAATATCGAGCGTTTAGCCCTAGCCCTAAACGGTCACGCGGTCACGATGCGGGTGGGCGATATGCGCATGGGTGGCGTAGTGGCGGGCTTCTATGGTGTCAACGTGACGACCAGCGAGCAGGCGAAATTTGACGTGATCTGTCAAACTGGTGACGCCGATAGCCAGCCGCCCCGCCTGTTTACAGGGATATGTACCCCTCACGGTGCTGAGATATTTGAAACCCATATTGAAACCCATAAGAACCCATAAATTTACAAACCCATAACAACCCACATGAAACCCATAAGGATGTGGGTTTTGTTTAACGAGTTCAACTTGGGTGTTTCGACGTCAAACCCACATAAACCCACAAGAAATCCACCGGGCCTTAAGCCGTAAAGGTGGATTTCGTACGCGCGCGTTAACGTATTAACGTTTTAACGTATTAACGTTTAATTAAGGAATCCCCCTTCATTTAAAATGATTACGGGGAATTCCTACGCACGCAGGCGCGAGGCAGGATTTGCTGGATTATTGAATACTTGTTTTCTTGTTTTACCCCCTATACGAAAACAACGAAACAAGAAATTATGGTAGGTTTCTGTTCATGACAAACGGATACGACAAAATCGAACATCGTGTGAACAGTGCGATTCCCCTCTGGAAGAAATGGCCTCGCAGGCTTCGACGGATATATGCGAGCCTTGAGGACTGGGGTTCGTCTGAGGCTGCTATCGAGGACATGGTCGGAGTATGGGACTGGGACTGGGAATCTATAAAGAGGCTTGTCAGGTTAACCCCTGATTTCGGGGAGGCACTTAAGGATTATCGTAAGTCCGGGGATTACCCGAAGAGGAAAAGCTGGAAGAACTCTGTCACGGCGTCTCAGTTGAAGACCGTCTACATGAGAGAGGGTGAACTCGCCGCATACGCAATGCTTGAGGCAGACCCCAAGGCGATAAACTTCCACCGGGACATTGTCGATAAGAACGGAATGCTCGATATGGCGGAACCCTATCCTGAAAGACGTGACATAGAGACCCACGCAAAATGGCAGGAAGACACCGATCAGGTGGAAAACCCTGCTTCAGACGATTCGGGGCTTGCATCGTTCAAGGCATCATAATGACAGATACAGCACTTCTCGCAGACGGTTTCGAGGACGCCCTAATCGGGTACGGCACTCGGTTCTCATACGACGTAGCCGTGTACAGTACAGCCAAATGCCTTGAAATCCTTATGAAACGTGACGGTATGACCGACGAGGAGGCACTGGAATACTTTGAGTTCAACGTCACAGGTGCATACGTCGGTGAGAATACCCCCGTCTTTCTTGAGGACTTGGAGATGTCAGAAGCGACAGGCCGCATAGAAAATGCCCTACACCCCGCATGAACACCAGCTAAGACTCCACCAGTCAAAGGCCAAGGTAAAGTGGAACCAGACCGGACGAAGGGGCGGAAAGACCCGGTCTGCACTTGAAGAAGACCTCGCGGTCATCGAGGAACTCTCTCAGGAATATGTCAGGTTTCCAAACGACCCGAAGAACCTGATGACGGCGGAAGAAGCGCGCCTTGTACCCGCAATCCATGTCTGGACAGTAGCCCCCACGAAGGCGCAGATGTATCAGGTCTGGAACGAAATGCAGGCGTTCATCCCCGACCACCTCGTCTCGAAGACAAACCCCTACCGGGACAATAAGCTGGGAGGGGGAAGAGGGTCGGGATTCAAGGAAGACGCACTCCACGTCTGGCTCGTGTTCAGGGACAAAAACGATAGATGGCTCCGTGGAAAGGACGGAAGGCCGAGGCCAAGACCCGTAGTCTTCTGGGAACTCAAATCCGCAGATAACCCCGACTCCCTGCAGTCAGTCGGACTCGACTTCCTCCACGTAACCGAGGCACAGGAAATAGCCGAAATCGGCTGGAACAAGCTGCGCCCCACACTCTCAAGCCCCGGAAGGGCAGGACGCGCACTCGTCGAGGGAATACCCCCGGTATCACCCGGACACTGGTTCGCAAGGAACTTTAAACGCGCCACCGAAAAACCCTCCTCAAGGAGAGAGGCGTTCTCGTGGACAGCCTTCGACAATCCCCTGCTCACCGAAGAGCAGAAGGAAGAAATCATGGACGATAAGGAGACCATGCTCGAAGATGACTGGAACCGACTCTACATGGCAGTGCAGCCCGAAGGGGTCGGGGCGTTCTTCAGGAAAGTCGACAAGGCGTCTTCTGCAGTCGAACTGCTGCGACCGAAGCCGGGAGAGGAATACGTCGCAGGACTAGACCTCGGACGCTCAAATGACGCTACTGTACTCATCGTCAAGAACCGGAAGACGAGAGAGTCCGTCTCCGCAACAGAACTCCTCAAGACAGACTGGACTATCCAGATGGAAGTAGTGAGGACAGAGGCAAGAAGGTGGAACCTCAAGCAGATTGTCATGGACTCGACCGGACTCGGAGGACAGTTCGCAAGGGACATCATGTACAACGAGATGCTTGCCGAAGGAATCCCGGTAATAGCATTTAATTTCACCCCGGTATCTAAATACCATGACCTGTTCCTGCCATATCGATTCGCACTCGAACACGAACAGGTGACTTTCCCAGCCGACTGGACAAAGCTGTCAACCCAGTTAATGGACATTTCTCATAAGGAAACCGTGAACAGGGGACACATATTCAGCACGATTTCAGGAAAACACGACGACTGGGTAGATGCAGAGGTCTTGGCCTTGTACGGATGCGACCCTGTAGAGTATGCTCAGAGAGCGCGCACAAATAAGTCTTTCAAGGGTGCTGAACCGCTGAGACCGCTCAACGCCATGCGAAAACGAAGAACAGGCTCACTCTTTCAGGGTGTTCGTGAACAACGTCACGCAGAGGCCCTTGACGAGGTCGACATAGTGATAAACGGCGAACCCGTAACAATGTAAGAACGGCATATGGTTTCCTCTTATCTAAACGGAACGTCCGTCAACTCGATGAGGCAGACGGTCTCTGACGAAAGCATCGCACTCGAAAAATCGCCGACACAGGCAGAACCAACACTCTCCCTGTCATGGATTGAGTCGGAACTGGCACGAGGACGAATGAAGTTCTCAAAGTTCTGGAGAAAATGCCAGACAGCCGACGAGTTCATAAAGAGCGATTTCGACTTCCCCGTCACAGAGGACGGAACCCAGATCAGGCTCGGCACGGCGCACTCGACCGTGAAGACGCTTACCGACCATATAACCCCGCCGTTCATCGACATCACAGTCCCGCCGCCCGGCCCGAGAGGTCAGGCACGGGCAGAACGGATAGAGAAGTTCCTGAGAGGCGCAAACCACAGGCTCGAACAGGACACCCCCACCCGCAGGATAGTCAACTTCCACATGGCGTCCTACGGAGTCGCATGGGAAAAGACCGAGTTCGCAGGAAACAGGTGGGCAGAGTTCCCCGAGCCGCCCGACGATTCAGGCGACATCTCACGATATAAGGAAGAACTCGACGACATAATGCAGAAACGGGCGATTTCATGGCCCGTAGTTGCGAAAGCTGTAAACCCCCAGCAGTGCATCTGGGACACGAACAACCAGTACAACCCAAGATGGATGCTCCACTTCTGGGACGTCGAGTCGACATGGATACACGCACACTTCCCCGGATGGGAAGGCCCGAACGACGGAACCGTCCAGTTCATCGAGATATGGACACAGTCGCAGGTTGCATACATCGCTGAACAGGCATGGGTGATGAAGCCGCGAAAACACGGCTACATGACACTCCCGTGGACAATGTACTGGCCGCAGACAGGACTCGTCACACTGGGCAATAAGCCCGAAGACCTCTACCGGGGGATACTCGACGGCAACTTCGACATGATTCGTGCCGAGAGCCAGCTTGCATCCCATTACATAGACATTGTCAACAAATCTGCATGGCCCGTTACTAACTTCCAAGGGCCACCCGGCATGACCGAAGAGGTGCAGGCCGAGTACGACCAAGCACCCGGAGCGCGAAACAATCTGCCCCCGCAGGTAACAGTGGATGTCCAGAAAGTACCGGAACCGCCACAGTCGATTCTCGTGGCGAAAGGGATGCTGGATGAGGCTCTGGAATCCAATACAGCCCCGGCAGTGACGCGTGGGCAGCGTCCGACAGGCTCTGCCTCCGGGTACGAGACGGCGGTGCTGTCCGGTATCAGCCGTCTCAATTTCGCCGCATACGTCGACGGCTCACAGAGAGGACTCCAGCACAGGAATGAGATTATCCTTAACATTGTCCAGTACGTCATCAGGGATAGAATCACCGTCTGGGGTCAGACAGAATCTGGCTCTGTTGACGCCACGATATCGCCGAAGGACATCAAAGGCCATGTTGTTAACTTCGTACAACTTAATCCGACTGCTCCTGAGGAAAGGGAAAGAACGCTCAACCTCTGGGCAACAAAATGGCGGGAAGGGTTCGTAGACCACGACACCGCCCTGCGCGAGGCCGGGGTGTCGAACGCACACGAGGTGCAGGCAAAGCTGCTCGCCGAGAAGTTCATGCAGTCCGAACAGATTCAGGGACTCCTTGAAGGCATGGCAGCAGCCAGAGTACCGCTCCTTCAGAACATCATCGAGGCCGCAGGGGCAGGGGGTAACGAGGCGGAAAATATCGCTACGAATATCCTGAACACACAAGGGGCGACACAGCTTCCAAACGCCGGGAACTTCCAGCAGGGGAATCAGGCTGGAACCAGACCTCAGACCCCCGGAACTGGCGCACCGACAACGACCAGACCAGTAATGCCCGGCTCAATCGGCGAGGCAGATTTGACGGCAAGACAGATAAGCAGCCCCGCACGGGACGGGAGCAGGCGAGTACCCACATCACAGCTACCAGCAGGACTGATGAGGTAATGGCACGTACCAGCAGGACAAACCCCAAGAACGTCATCGAACAGGCAGTCAATATGTTTGACGATACGGTGAAACGATACCTTGAGACCGTCCCGAAGCATATTCAGGATGCAGAGATTGAACCGCCGGGAGGCAGGCGAAAGCAACCGCCGCCTCGCCCGAGAAACCCGTTCGGAGGAATTTAAATGGTTGATTGGACTTTTATAATCCCGGCGGAGTACCGAGGAAGTTTTCCGAATCTTGGGCCGCAGAATCAAGTTCATGTACCTGTCTTTGACTTTGAGAATATTTCAGATCAGTTAGCAAGCGCAAGAGAGCAGATTGCCGCCGCAACCGGACTTCCTATAACTGAGATTGAAGCCTTTACGGGTGGCCCTACGGATGAGCCTCGGGGCGTAAATATAACGCGAGCAACAACCAGCACTTTCGGACTTGTTTCGCCCCAGAACCGTAACGTAGGGGTCGGCCCCGGAGAAGGCGGGTCGTACAGCGGTACGTCGGGATATAACCCTTATAACGTCAATCAACTTCCTCCGATGAATTTTACAATTGGCGGAGCCGCTGAACCCGGCGGTCTGTTCGGAGGGCCTGAAATATCTGATGCAGAGTTAATGGCGCAAGCAGAATCCAATAAACTGACACAGGGAATCATAAATCCAGTAGAACAAACAGGATTTTCACCTTTTCTCCCCGGCTTCAGCCAGCCGCTCAACCCTAGTGTGACGAATCTGCCGACCTCAATCGGTGGGAGTTATGTGAATTACAGTGAGGCGGACGCAGAACAGTTACTCAAAGCGAAGAAGTTCGCTCATGAAGATAGCCAGAAGAAAATCCGCGAGGCAAAAGAACTCGCTATTGATAAGTTAGGAGATCAGTTCTGGGAAGCCTTGGAGAAAACCAAGAAAGAAATATTCTTGCCTGAGGTCGAGCCTAAAGACGGGCCTGAGGACAATAATGCTATTGGCGATAGTGAATTATGGGAGACGATAGGGGCTGACCTTGTAGACCGGGGAGAAGCTGTTGATATCCGGGAGTTAATTGATAATCCCGACCAGTATTTATCAAACCTTCCTAAAGACCAGCGGGACGTAGTGTATGAGGATGCGGCTGGAGTTTCCTCATTAAATCCGTGGCTTGAGCAGGCAATGATTCTGGCAGGTCAGCAGGCTGGATATATCAGCGAGCAGCAGATTCAGTTCATCGAGTCCTCGGCAATAAGGGATATTGCCGTCCAGCAGAGGGATTCCGCCCTTGAGGTTGCAGAGGCGGAGGGTGAGTCAAGGGAAGCGATTGCGACTCTTGAGACGGATGCAAATACGGAAATAGCAAGACTTGACCGAAATCTTAGGGAATCTGAATTTCGCTATCTGGACACGAAAAACACCCTTGAGTTTAATCTGCAGCAACGGGCGCAGCAGAACGAATATAACCTGCTGGTACGACAGGGGAAGAGGTCTGAAAGTGATGCTGTTCGTCAACATGCTCTCAGCATGGAACAGTTTGCAACGGAGCGTGAAACGGCAGGCTTGCAGTTTAAGACAGAGCAGGCAAGGCTGGAGTCAGCGGAAAGAGAACGCATCAGGATTCAGGAGGCACAGCTTGCAGAGCAGGCGTCGCAGCGGGAGCAATTCTTTGAACAGCAGCGAGTTGAACTGGAGCAATATACCCAGCAGACAAACCTGCAGCGAATGCAGGATGAGTTAACTGCTCAGGTACAGAAGGAAATTGCACAACAGCGAACAATAACGGATGTCAGAGTTGCAGATATACAGAAAAATACCGCGATTGAAGCGGGAGAAAAAGAACGGCTGATAGCCTTGCGTCAGTCTGAGGAAGCTGAGGCAATTGCTGACCTTCAGAGGGAAGCACAGGTAACGGTTGCTGGAATTCAGGCTTCAACTGGTCTGCAGGCCGCTCAGGCTCAGGCAGGTGGGGTCACAGGCGCAGCGGCACTTGGGGCAGAGGCGGCAAGCCCGTTTGGATACGTTGGTGCAGGTATTGACCCAGTAGACAGGGCGCAAAGGCTGACAGAGGCCCAGACAATCCTTGGAGAGCAATTTAACCCTTACGCTCTGTCTGGCACACAATTTACAGATATGCAGGGACTTCAGGCGAGAGCGGGGGCAACTCCCTTTGGCGCGTTTGTCACTGCGCCTGCTACCGAACAACAGCAGGCTCAGACATATGGAGATTTGCTTGCGCTTCAACAGGCACAGGCTGCTCAAGGCCCGTTCCAAGCAGCGCAGCTTGGTCAGGGAATGGGTGATATCAGCACGATTCTTCGTGGTGGACTTACTCCACAACAACAGCTTGCACTTGCACAGGCTCCCGGTAATCCGTTTGGTCTTACTGCACAGCAGCAGATTGACTTACAGGGAACACTGGCAAGAGGGGGAAATACTGCTGTTCAGCAACAAACACTTGCAGAAAGTCTCGCAAGAGGAGGACTTAGCGTACAAGACCAACTTGCCTTAGCAGGTATGCAGGCAAGAGGCGGGATAACTGATGAAAATGAGTTTATGGCTCTTCAGCAATCGCTTGCGAGAGGCGGTCTTACCCCGACACAGAGGCTTACAGAGGTACAGGCTGGTGCTGCGCCGCAGAATATGGCGAACTACCTGAATTTCATAGGTAACCCCGCAGCAGTCGGATTCGCCGGGCAGAGCGGGTTCCTGCAGAACGTGGCAGACAGCCCCGAAGGGAATATCCCGGCGTCGCTGTTCGGGTTGAACGTCCCGCAGAACGCTCCGACCGTTCCCGTGAACCCGACGCTTGGAGACCTTACAGACCTGTCCGATGAGCAGCTTGGCTTCTATCAGGGGCAGATGGCCGCTCAGAATTACCAGACCCCGAGCCAGATATACCAGCAGGCACAGACAGTTACGCCTCAGGGGGTTTAGTTGGTTAATCCATATACCATGACTTATGCCCAGAGGCTGGAGCATATTAGGGCAGAAAAGCACAGGAAGCGACAGCAGGCACTGGCCGCACAGGCATATGGAGTTGCAGGTCAGATTCAGCCTTCTGTTCAGGCTGTTGAACCTTCCGTTGCACCTTATATTCCCGTTATTCCACAGGCACAGTTCGAGGCAGAACGGACTGCACAGCGGACTGCTAAAACCCCGTTTGGGGTTGAAATGGATGTCGGCGCAAAAACAGGAGCGATGGAGCAGCGAGGCAAACCGGAGTTCGGTACTTGGTTTGGTTCAGGTATTGCGGAAAATATAGCCGGGGGTGCGCTTCCTATACTTGAACAGCTTCAGAAGGGAATTGAAACCTTTGGTGGTGGAGCAGTACGTGGAATTGGAGCAGTTACTCCCGGTGACTTTATGGGGTATGAAGGTAGTTTAAGAGAAGTAAAGAAAGAGCGAGAAGGAGGGCCGGGCTTCTTTGATTTACCCGGTCAGGCTCAGTTAACTGCTGAGGCGTTCCGCAGAACGGATATGCCTTCGTTTGCCCTTGATATTATCCCCGGTGAGGGAATCGAACTGCCCGGAGATAAACGGCTTAACGAGATAAACCTCGGTGTAAAGGGTGCGATTGAACTTCTACCTGAAGTTGTTATTGGGATTGCCACTGGCGGAACAAGTGCTGCAGGCTCACTTGCAAAACGAACAGGGATAAGCGTTGCGAATGCCCTCGGTGCGGATATCGCCAAGGCAGTTGCAAAGGGAAGTATCAAGGGACTCAAAAAAGCCAGCACTGTTGAACTGAAAAGCATTTCTGATGCGGCACGTCATATGCCGACCATCACGCTGCTCAAGGCAGTCAAAGACGTTGAAGTAATAAACAGCAAGCAACTCAGGGATATGGCTGACCGTCTTCCTCGCTATATGAAAGAAGGATTCACCCGTTTCTGGGAGGGTGTTAATCCTGCCCAGATAGGCGACACGAGCAATGCTGCAGTTAAATTGTCTCTGGCTTACCTGAAGGGATTCGCCAAGATTGACGGCGGAACTCAGGCTGTGCTTGCAGGATTTGCAAGACGGGCAATTCAGGGATTCGGGCAAGCAGCTAAGGCTCCTGTTCGTGGTGCATATCGGATGGTCGGCGAAACAGGTGAAGGTTCTAAGACAAAGAATCTTTACCGTGAAAAGCACAAAGTTTTTGGTGAAATGGAGGGGCCAGTAGAACTCCATCACGGCACACTATTGGACTTTGACCCTGAAAATATTCAAGTGAATGTACAGGGAGAGATTTGGCTTACAGATTCAGAAGAAGCTGCCAGTGTACTGGGCAATTTAGGCTTATCCAGCGACGGCACAGTGTTGAAACAAGCAGGGGCAAAAACATTCAAAGCAGGACAAGCGCAAGTTCATTCTTACAGCGTAAAGTCCGGTGCGAAGATTCATGTAATTGATAACGCAGGACGTTTAACTGAGGAGGCGATGAATACTGCTCGTGCAGCAGGTAAGGACGCTGACATTATTGCGATACGCAATGTACAGGATATTGGACTGATTCCGCCTAATGTTGCTTACTATATTGTCAAGAACCCTGATGTGTTAATACCTACATCAATCAGACGGTCAGGAGAGGCAGCGGGAACAAAGTTGCCGTTCCATCACCTGTCCAAGATGCCCGGTCAGAAAAACCAGATATTCGGGACTACGGAAGAAGGATTTATCGACGGGCTGGTTGATGAAAAGACCGGAGAACTGCTTGATAGCGTTAACGGTAAAAACTGGACAGAGGTCTTCGAGAATTTCTTCACCACTGACCGGACTAAGGCAAGAAAGGTGGATGTAAAGAAGCGTCCGTTTATGACTGGCGTAGATGTTGGAGATATCGTTACTGACGAAGCTGGCAATTTCATTCGATATAAGGGCGGGAACGCCTCTGAGTTTGCAACATTCCTGCGCCATTACCAAGACACGATTAGCGGAGCGCATCTACATTACATAGCGCGCGGCGGGAAGATAAAAAGGGCGGAAAAGCTGGACTTTGCTTCCTCGCTCTATATTCCCAGACGGTTTGACGGAGGGTCTATTTTCGAGGAATTGAGGGATAGTGGCATAGTCGGGGTAAGTTCTCCGGGAACACGTCCTCGCTCCCTGAAAGAAAGAAGCCTTACCAACGAACAGCTTCACGAACGGCTTGAGGCTAAAGATTTCACCATGGCAGGGCCGATGGAGGTACTGGAAGCCCATACTTCCTCTATGTACAAGGCCGGGCTTGACCTTGAACTTAATAAGCAGATGCGCGTCGAGGCAAAACGTGCAGGTTCCGGGGTACGTGACTTTGCTTCTGAGAAAAGACGGGTACAGCGGATAATGAACAAAGCCAAGGCCGACGATATCTACGGCAAGAGGATACAAAAAGGCACACTTACCAAGCTGGAAGATACAGGCTTTGGCAACATTGCCTTTACCATCAGGGAACTCAGAAGGCGCAAGTCTTATTACGATGGCAATACTGCTGCCAAAAATGCCAAGGTCGAGGCACTCCAGAAACTCTTTGAGGATGATGTTAAGGAAATAACGGGTAACTGGCACAAGGTTGACTCCCTAAAATTTGCAACCAAGAAAGGCCAAAAGGGAACTGTGCCTGCCTATGTCGGGCTGTTGTTTGAAAACCCTGACGACGTAAAACGACTTTTGAAAGCCCATAAACTGGACGAGGCAGGACGTTCGGAGAATCTGGCTCAGTGGTCTGGTGAAGTCGGTGACGTTATGCGTGTCATGCGTACAGGTTTCGACTTCGGATTCTGGCTGATTCAGGGTTTGCCGACGCTTGGTTTGGTTGCAGGTCGCGCCGCAACAGGGAACTTTGCCGAGGCAGCAAAACTCAGCAAGGCTTGGGGAAAGTCGGTAAAGGTCGGGGCGCAGGCACTTTTTGATAAAGACCGCCTGATGAAGACGATGATGGAGAATATGGACATTGTGGATGAGGCACTGGGACACGGACTTCAGTTTAGTCGGGGTTCGACCGATATATTCCAAGCCATTCACAAGGGAGCGGACGGATACGGTGGAATTCTCCGTCGCATTCCAAAGGCAGGTGAAAAACTTGATGATGTGTTTACTGCTGCTGCGAGACCGTTTGAACGTGCCTTCATTGCTCCCGGTGATCTAATCAGGCTCGAATATTATCGGGCGATGAGGAATACTGCTTTAAAAGCAGGGCCTGAGGGTTTAGATCAACTTGCGGGAATGTTGAATAAGATGACGGGAGCGATGTCGTCGGATGCGGCAGGGATTTCCAGATTTGTTCAGGCGGTGGAGCGCGGTATCTTATTCTTCTCCCCAAGGTACACACGTTCATCTATTTCTCTGCTCTCGGACTTTGTGAGTGGTGGTCTGGAAGGACGACTGGCACGAGAGTCACTGCTCGGGATGCTGGGACTTGGAGTCGTCTCTTACGTGACGCTCGTGGAGTCACTGAACAAGGCGGGGGTGAAACAGGAATTGCACCTTGACCCGTCTGAATCTTCATTTATGACATTCAACATTGGCGATGACGTGGTTGGTGTCGGAGGCTTCTGGACTCAGTTTGCGAAACTGACGAGCAGGCTGGCAGAGACTGCTTGGGATGAAGATGCGAGACAGGAATTCATGGCTGATGACACTGTTCGTACCAACCCGATAATCCGATTTATTCGCGGACGTTCGGCTCCATTTGCAGGTATCGGCTGGGATATTGCCGTTGGAGAAGACTATCTCGGGCGACCGATAGAGTCCTCCATGGACTGGACAAACCATATAGGAACACAGTCCATACCTATATGGATGGAAGCTGGACTTATTGCGAATCCCTACCGAACCGGGCCAGTCGGAGTGGCGGGAGAACTTCTTGGAGCAAGAATTCGCCCACAGTCTGCGTCCGAGCGAAGGCGGGATTTGCGTAATCGGATTGCAGTGGATATCTACGATAAGGAATGGGTAGACCTTAACGGGCTGGAGCGTAAGAAGATTACGGAAGGCACACATTCTGAGGTGCTGCCGGGCGAGCATTCCGACTTAGAAGAACTGTCTGCCCTTGTAATGTCTCAGAGAATAGAAATTGGTGAAGAAGAAGATATAAATATCGAGAGATATCACAACAGGCAGCAGACTATTGAGGACAGGTGGATTGAGAATATTCACACAGGTCTCGACCATCTCAGTTCGCGGGCGATAGACCTTGGACAGTTCAGGCAGGAATACCTGAGTTCTTCCAATGCCGTTCGGAGGCAAGCACTTGAGGAGTTGAACGATGAGGATGGGGAGTATAGTCTGGCTATTACCTATTTCCGTGAACAGGCAGAAAAGTTCGGGGAGGACAGGCCAGAGGATGTTGCGTATAACCAGTACATTACCGACATAGTTGCTACTGATAAGTTCGAGCGTCCTGCTGGACATGACTTCAGGGCGCAGAAAGATGCGATAGCTGCATTCCGCCAGATATGGGGAGATGAGGTTTACGCATACGTTCAGCAACGATTCAGGGAAGGACGCACGATTCCTTCTCTGGTGCATGAATACTGGCGGGGTCGCCAAACCTTTATGAATATGTACTGGAGAGATGTCGAAGAAGCGGTGTTCGACTCTCTTGAACGGTCTCAGAATCTGAGAAACGAATATCAGAAATGGCTGGAGGCGACTGCAAACGAACAGTATAAGATTGAGAATACGGTTCCGGGGTTTAAGGCTATGCTCAACCAAATGGGCAAGGTCAGGCTTGTCTTAAGGAAAAAACATAAAATGCTTGATGCTTGGCTCTTCAGATGGGGTCATGTAAATACGCTTGAGCATTCGGAAAATCGGTATGCTCCAGACGGATTTGATGCCCGTGAGTTCTGGAGAAACCCTGAACCGATAGCATTAGAAATATTTGGAATTCCGGGTGATGAGGATACAGTTTTACTTGACTGATCTATACTTCACTCAGATTTATAAGTAAATATCGGATATGAAAGTCACCTTTCGGGGTAAGAGGTTTAGGCCATGACAACCGAAAAACAGGAAGTTTCGGCTTCAACAGATTCAGCGGAAGAAATCGCGAGTACAGTCTTGGCTGCTCAGGATGAACCCGCTCAGGCAGAAGAACAGGTACAGGAGAAAGTACCGGAACAGGCTCCTGTTTCAGGGCCGACAATTGCTGACATAGAAAACGTCTTCAATAAATATCAGGGAACGCAGAACAATTGGAATGCGAGCCGCATGAAACAGATTGAGGACAACCTGCAAACCAAAGTTGACGAGGCTTTAATGCCCTTCAGGGAACTAACCTTGAAAATGGAGCAGGCTCAGATTGAGCAATTGGAACCCGAAGAACAGGTTGAATACTGGCGAGGAAAGGCTCAGGCGACAGAGGCTCCGCAACAGCAGCAACAGCAGCAAACGGAACTATCTGCCGAAGAAAAGTTGAACCTTGCCAACGGTGTGACGCAGTTAATTACCAATGCAGGTCTCCAGATGACACATCTTGATTCAAAAATTTGGGAAGGCGCAACCACTGATATGACTGTAGAGCAGTTTTATACTGTAGCGCAGAACAATATCGGCAGGCTGAAGACAGCCCCTGCTTCGAGACCAGCCTCTCCACCACCTGCACCTCCGCCAACCACGCAGGAGGCTCCTTCGCAGACGACTTCTCCCATAGAGACGAAGTCAGAAGCGGTTGACGCATTTCAGCGTGGCGACATAAACATCGACGAGTATCGACGTATCGGCACTGAAAAAGGGTGGATGCGTGGATAATGAAAGAGGAAAGTCATGGCTGAAGGTCTGACACTATCCAGTTCGTCGAGTCTGTCGAGTATGGCTGCAACTGTTATTG